ATCACGAGTGGCAAACCGACTCTTTGGCTGCTGCTTCTTTGAGCAACTACGCAGTCGAGGGTGCAACCGCTTCTGACGCTACTATGTCTCCAACCACTCGCGTTGGCAACCGCACTCAGATTTCTCAGAAAACTGTTAAGATTTCTGGCACTTTGCAGAGCGTTGACAAAGCTGGTCGTAAGTCTGAAAAGGCTTATCAGTTGGCTAAAGCCTCTAGCGAAATCAAGCGCGACATGGAAACAACCTTGTTGAGCAACCAGATCGCTGCTAACGGTGATTCTTCTACTGCTCGTAAATTGGGCGGTCTGCAAGCATGGTTGAACAGCAACTATGATGGCGGCACTTCTGGTGTTGCTGGTGACTTGGGTACAACTGCTCGTACCAACGGCACTAACCGCACTTTCACAGAAGACATCTTGAAGACTGTTATCAAGGAAGTTTACGCTTCTGGTGGCAATCCTAAAGTGTTGATGGTCAACCCTGCTCACAAGCAACTGGTTTCAGCTTTTGCTGGTATCGCTGCTCAACGCTTCATGGCCCCTGCCAACGAGCCAACAACCATCATCGGTGCGGCTGACGTCTATTTGAGCGATTTCGGTACAGTTTCTGTTGTGCCTAACCGCTTTATGACTTCTACCAACTCTTGCGATGATGTTGCATTTATCGTTGACCCCGACATGGCTGCTGTTGCTTACTTGCGTCCTTTCCAGACCAACGAGTTGGCTGTGACTGGCGACAATGAGTCAACACAACTGTTGGCTGAGTACACCTTGGAAGTTAAAAACCAAGCTGCTCATGGCATCGCAGCCGACCTCACACCTTAATTTAAGGTAACCTAGAAAAATGCCTCAGACTTAAACCTCTGGGGCATTTTCTTTTCTACTCAAACTGATAGAATTGCACTATGGAAAACTTTAGACAATCTGCTGTTCACGCTGATGGCGATGGTGGAATCATCATTGAGACTCGTCAAGATGTTTCTGGAATCATTGAGCAAAACAAAAAGGAGTACAACTCCTTTGATGAGCGTGCAAGATGGTCTGATGAAATGTTTGGCAATAAGGTTGCGTCAATTCCATTAACAGTTATTGATGATCTAAACAAAATAGGAATCATGCGTGGGTTTGCTGTTCTTGATGAAAAGCGATTCAAGGCTTGGTTAAACAATAGTGACAACAGAGTTTTTAGAACTCGGACTGGAGTAGTATGAGCTTTGCAACATACTCTGATTTACAAACCTCAATTGCAGGATATTTGGCTCGGTCTGACTTGACTAGCCAGATTCCAGACTTCATTACATTTGCTGAGAATCGTCTCCGTAGAGAGTTGCGTATTCGTCAGATGCTGAAGTCAGTAACGACTGCGACTGTATCTGGTGATGGTACTGTTGAACTTCCTAGCGACTTCTTAGAGATTCGTGATTTTGTTGTTACGACAAACCCCATTCAGCCATTGAGCTACTCTAGCCCATCAGCATTGTCTAATGACCCAAGAGCATCAGAAGTTGGTGTTCCTAAGTCTTACACAATCTTGGCAAGTGAGTTTCAATTAGTCCCTGTGCCTGATGGCATCTACACGTTGAAACTTTTGTACTTTGCTGCTCCTGCATATCTGTCAAGCACCAATGCGTCAAATGTGTTTCTCAATGTTGCACCTGATGCTTTGCTCTATGCTTCTTTGCTTGAGGCAGAGCCGTATCTTTACAATGACGCTCGAATCAATACATGGGGTTCTATGTACGACAGAGCGATCACAACTCTTGCCAAGTCTGACGAACAAGGTCAGTATTCTGGTGTTCCTTTAGCAATGAAACTTACTCCAAGGTGAAACTATGGCTGAAATGTCAAACTATCTTGAGAACGCCTTAATTAACGGCACTCTCCGAGCAACATCCTACACAGCACCAACAACTGTGTACTTGGCACTCTACACTTCTGACCCAACAGACGCTGACACAGGTACTGAGGTATCTGGTACTAGCTATGCTCGTCAGTCCATCACATTTGGCTCACCTAGCAATGGTGCAACTACCAACTCTGCGGCTATTGAGTTTCCTCAAGCTGGTGGCTCATGGGGTACTGTTGCCTATATCGGTATTCGTGATGCTTCTACTGCTGGCAACTTGCTGTATCACTCACCACTAGATGCGTCTAAGACGATTGCAACTGGTGATGTGTTCCGTATTGCTGCTGGTTCATTGAGCGTCACATTGGCGTGAGATGGCTGATTTACTGCCACCATGGACGATCGATTCGCTAGACAATTTAAAGTCTAGCATTGATGACTTAACACTCACACTCGACAGTCCACTCTACGAAACCTCAGTAACCCTCTGGGATGCTTATGCGTCCGTGAGTGGTTCTGCGACTGTTACGGCAGACGCTGTAAGGGTTCAATATGGTGTAGCGGCAGTAAATGGAACGGCAACAGTCACGGCTGATGCTGTCAGGATTCAATACGCTAGTGCAAGCATTACAGCCTCTGCAAGCGTTTCATGTGATGGTACAAGGGTACAGAACGCCTCAGTAGGAATTGACGCTGTAGCAATCGTTACTTGCGATGCAATCAGGGTTCAGCTTGGTAGTGCAAGTATTACCGCAAGTGCTGATGTAACTGCTGTTGGCGGCATCGTTAAGGATGGTGTTGCCTCGATTACTTGTGATGCAACTGTTACGGCTAATGGCGGTTTGGTTGCTGAAGGCGTAGCATCAGTTACTGGTAATGCAACAGTAAGCGCTTCAGGTATTCGTGTTCAGAATGCTGTTAGTAGCATAAATGCAACTGCAACTGTAACTGCTGATGCAATCAGGGTGCAAAACGCTGTTGGAAGTATCACTTGCGATACAGATTTTACGGCCTCAGCTTCCGTAATTTACGCTGGTGTTGCAAGTGTTTCTGGTACGGCTACGGCTACAGCAAAGGGCGTGATTCTTGGTGAAAACTGGACACCAGTACCAGAGGACGAGAATACTTGGACTCCTGTTTCTAGTGATTCAAACACTTGGACAGTAGTTTCTAGCGACACAAATATATGGACACCTGTATCTGCTAATGACAATACATGGACAATTCAGGCTCAAGGAAGTAACACATGGCTACGACAAAACTAACATTTGGTGAGTGGATGCCTGACCAGACAAGCATCTCGGGTGCTTTGGTTGATGCTAAGAACGTAGTGTCTCAGGCTATTGGTTACGGCCCACTTCCAACTGCGGCTACATTCTCTGCTCAAGCCTCAGAAGACCTTACTACATTAGTAGCAGGCAAAACCCCTACTAACGACACAAAGTTGTTTGCGGCAGGTTCTACTAAGATATTTAACGTCTCTGGTGTCGGTGTTTTAACCGATATATCTAAGTCTGGTGGCTACACACCTAACGCTAGTAACGATAGATTTAGATTTACTCAGTTTGGCAATGCGATCATTGGCACAAACAATAGTGACCCAATGCAAGTTTATACCTTGGGGACATCTACAGCATTTGCTGATCTAGCGGCTAGTGCGCCAATATGCAGATATTTGACTGTCGTGCGTGATTTTGTGGTGACAGCGTTTACTACTGAGTCTTCTGTTATTTACCCATCTCGTGTTCGTTGGTCGGGTATCAATGATGAAACTGAATGGGATGCAGATCAAGTAACCCAAGCTGACTACCAAGATATTCCTGATGGTGGTCAGATTATGGGCATCCGTGGTGGTGAGTTTGGCATTATCCTGATGGAAAAGGGTATTAGCCGAATGAGCTATATCGGCACACCTTTTATTTTCCAGTTTGACAATATCTCTAGGGGTAAGGGCTGTATCGCTGCGGGTTCTATTGCTCAAGTTCAAGGCATTACCTTTTTCTTGTCAGACGATGGTTTCTACTCATGCGATGGTCAGACAGTTACCGCCATTGGCTCAGAAAAAATAGATCGTTGGTTCTTTGCCAATGCTGACGAGAGCCAATTCAACATCATGTCCTCTGCTGTTGACCCTGTGCGTAAGTTGATTATCTGGAACTTCAGAACGACTTTTGGTAACAGACAGTTGTTAATTTACAACTTCAAGAATGGCAAATGGACATACGGAGATGCTGGTGCTGACTACATTTCTGACGCTTCTACCTCTGCTGTAACGCTAGAAGCTTGGATTCTATCAATTCAAGCATTGATGCCCTGACAGTATCTTTGGACTCTATCCTTTATATGGGTGGTAAGTACTTCCTTGGTGGCACAAATGGTAAATATGTCGTTACTTATAACGGAGCAAACGCTACTGGAAACATCGTAACTGGCGACTTGAACGCTGGTGGTAGATCAGTAGTAACCCTAGCTAGACCATTGATTGACGGAGGTTCAGCAAGTGTTGCTGTTGCTTCTAGGAAGTTGCTAAGTGAACAGGCTATCTTTGGAACGTCTGTAGCGGCTGATTCTGACAATCGGGTATCTCTCAGGGCTAATGGTAACTTTCACCAGTTTCACGTAACACCTACTGGACAATGGAAGACTGCTGTAGCTTTGGATGTTGATATTCAAAGTCAAGGGACTCGATAATGTTTAGAACACTACCTCCTTTCGGTGGAGATCAGCGTCAGACAGCAGAGATTGTCCGTGGCATCATGGACGGAAAGACCAACAATACTGGCACTCTGACATTGGCGACTGGTGGTGCTACGAGTACCACTCTGAACGACAGAAGGATAGGCGCAGATAGCGTTATTTTGTTGATACCATACTCTACTGCGGCTTTTACTGATTCAACGCCTTACGGAGCGTTTCAGGACTCTACAGACCAGACTATTGCGTCAACGACTACGGCTTATCCAGTAACCTTTAACACGACTGACTTTGCTCTTGGAGTAAGTGTTGTTAGTAGTTCTAGGCTAACTGTCAAAAGCTATGGAATTTACAATGTTCAGTTTAGCTTACAGTTTGTTAATACTGACTCACAAATCCATGATGTAGATGTTTGGTTCAGAAAGAATGGCACAAACATAGCCAATTCAAACAGTAGGTTTTCTATTCCTAGCAAGCATGGTAGCATTGATGGACATTTGATTGCAGCCCTCAATTTTTGGGTGGAATTGAATGCTAACGACTATGTTGAGATTATTTGGAGTGGTACGAGTACAACTCTGTCTATTCAGCAATTGCCTACACAGACAAGCCCAACTAGACCTGCTACTCCGTCTGCCATTGTGACTGTTAACTTTGTTTCCTCAAACGGAACTAATGCGGCAGGTGATTATTGTGTTTACGCCAGTTCTGTTGGACAGGGTACGGCTACGATTACACATTTTGCAAACTCAACTGCTGACAAGACTTACAAATATGTTGTTATTGGCTAATTTAGGTATAATTGCGTCCAAGGATGACGCATCTTGCAGTCCAGAACTCATTGGAGAAAAAAGATGATTGGCTATCTTGCTGCTCAGAAAATGGCAAATGCGAAAAAGAAACCTGCTGGTGGTGATATTAATATTGCCCAACATAAGGTAGATTTTGACCTTCCTGAGATTGTGTCAAACTTTCTGTCTGGTCGTGCGCCTGTAGCTCCTCCACTTCCTGTGGTCGCTCCTCCTCCTCCTCCGCTTCCACCTACAGTTTATCAAGACCCGCCTGTAGCTTTACCACGACCTCCTACGCTTCCACCTCCTGTGGTCGCGCCTGCTCCTGTGGTAGCACCTCCTGTAGCAATACAAGAGCAAGTTTATCAAGCTCCATTGGCAGCACCTCCACCTCCTGTGGTTAAACCAGAGCCAGTTTATCAAGCTCCATTGGCAGTGCCTACATCACCTCCACCTCCTGTGGCAGAGACTGTATTTACGCCTCCGCCTCCTCCACCTCCTACACCTCCTGTGGTGAAACCAGAGCCTCCGCCACCACCGCCTCCTCGTGTGGTGACACCAGAGCCTCCTGCGACTGTATTTACGCCTACACCTCCGCCACCACCACCTATTCCTGTGGTGAAACAAGAGCCTCCGCCACCAACACCTACTCCTGTGCCTGTATCAGCACCTCCAGTAGTAACGCCTCCTGTAGCACCTACACCAACGTCTCAGGTTTTACCATCTTCTAGTATTCAACCTACTACTACTCCTGTAGCACCTACTACGACTGCGAGTCCTACTATGGCAACAGCAACAACATCAAACATTGACCCAACAATTCAGCCTTATCTCAGCTATGGTCTGTCAGAAGCCCAGAAGCTATACCAAGGCGGTGGCCCTCAGTACTATGGTGGTCAGACTTATGTAAGCCCATCAGAGCAAACCAAGACTGGTCTGCAAGCCCTTGAGCAACGAGCAGCTAAAGGTAGTCCTTTGACTGGTGCTGCTCAGAGCCAATTGCAAGGAACTATTCAAGGCAACTATTTGAGTGGCAATCCTTTCTTCCAAGGTGCGTTTAACCCTGCGGCACAAGCGGCTGAATCTAAGTTCAAACAATCATTGGGTGACATTGGTTCTGCGGCATCTAAAGCAGGTCGTTATGGCTCTGGTGCTATGTCTACTATGCAACAAGGTGCAAGCGGTCAGTTTGCTAAGACATTGGCTGATACGGCAGGAACTCTTGCTTACCAGAACTATTCTGATGAGCGTGGTCGTCAGCAAGCGGCTACGATGGCTGCACCTGCAATAGCTCAATCTGATTACCAAGACATTCAGCAAATGCTTAATGCTGGTCAAATGCGTGAGGGATACACAGGACAACAACAGCAAGCTGATATTCAAAAGTTTAACTTCCTACAGACTCAGCCACAGCAGAACTTGGCTAACTTCTTGTCTGGTGTTTATGGCAATCCTTTGAGTAGAGCGCAACAAGGTGGAACGACTGAGGCTCAACCCTCTGGATGGCAAAACCTATTAGGTGGTGCGGCTACTGCGGCAGGTATCTATAAGACTTTGGGTGGAACTCAAGGAATATCACAAATTGGTAATTGGTTGACTGGTGGTAGTTCAGCACCAAGTAATTTTACCGATGTTGGTGGTCTAGGCGCTGCATCAAATTCTGTTCTTAGAGAATTGGGGATTGGTTAATCATGGCAGGACTATTAGATATTTTTGGCACTAGCGGTGCTGACACAATGGGTCTTCTGGGGATGTCTCCAGAGGATATTACTCGTAGCCGTGATGAAGCACAAGCCCAAGCACTCTACGCACTAGCAGGACGTTTGTTCAAAGGTGGTAGCGGTGCATCGTCTGTTTTAGAAGGCTTACAGCAAGGTCAGCAAGCCTATCGACAAGCTATGCAAGGCGGTATGCAAGAGCAACTACAAAAAGCTCAATTGCAAGAGATGTTGCGTAAGCGTCAACAAGAGGAACAGCAGAAAAAGCAAGAGTTAATGGCTAGACAACTTCTCTTGCGTGGCTATCAACCTGCTGTTGCTGGTCAAGCGTCTATGCCTATTGAGGAAGATGGAAGATTCATTGGTGACTCACAAGCTATTGCGGCTCAACCCGCTAGGTTTGATCTTAGCTCTGTAGCACCAGAATTGATGGCTCTTGGCCCTGCTGGTCAAGCTCAACTGAAAACTGCTCTTGATTTACAAAAGTCAATGGCAGGTGAAACAACTACATTGGCTGAAGGCGCTAACCTTATCCGTGTCAATCCAATTACAGGAAAAGTTGAAACTGTAGCTCAAGGCGCACCAAAGCGTGAGCCAGTACCTAGTGCAATTGCTGAATATAACTTTGCAAAAGATCAAGGCTATCAAGGGACTTTCCAACAATTTGAAATGGCTAAAAGAGCCGCTGGCGCACCTAAAATAGCCGTAGATTTAAAAGACCCAACTGCTGTAGCAAAAGCACAATCTGAGATTGTTAAAGATTGGCGTGGTGTTGTTAAAGACACAGGAGCAATGGAAGTTGCTGATAGATATAACGCTGCAAAGTCTGCTGTTATTGAAGCTAACTCAGGAAACAAAGCCGCTGATGGCGCATTGATTTATGCGATTGGTAAGATTTATGACCCATCAGGCGCTGTTCAAGAGGGTGATAAAGCCACTATTCTTGGCAATCGTTCTATTCCTCAGTCAATCAAAGCCTATGCGCAACGAGCATTGAATGGTCAATCATTGTTGCCAGAAGAACGAGCAGGATTATTAGCTGTTGCTTCTAAGGTAGTTGAATCTAAAGCTAAGAATCTTGAGGCTCAAAAAGCACCTTATACAAACATTTCTCTGCAAATGGGCGGTAATGGTTCTTTGTTGCTAAACCCATTAGCAGAAGCATTAAACGCACCTGTTGAAAAGCCTGTTGGTATGCCAACTGCGGCTGACATTCAGGCTGAAATTGCAAGACGCAGAAAGGTTAATCAATAATGGACTTAACCAAACTGTCAGACGATGATTTGATGGCTTTGCAAATTGGGGACTTGTCAAAAGTCTCTGATGAAGGTTTAGCCATTCTTAGTGGTACTGAGCAACCAAAGCCACCTAAGAAAATGACAAGGCAAGAGGCTATCAAGGAAATTACTACCTCACCTCGTCCAGAGCAAATGCAATTAGGTAGTGCTAGTGACTTTGGTCGTCAATTAGGTTTGACAGGCAGAGCCGCTATTACTGGTGCTATGTCTTTGCCTACGATGGGTGCTGATGCTCTTACAGGGCTGATTAACACTATTGCTGGCAGACAAGTCATGCAACCATCTAGCCAAGGCTTACAAAACCTGATGACTCAGTTAGGTGTGCCAACTCCACAAACATCTCAAGAGCGTGTCGTTCAAGATGTAACAAGCGCAGGATTTGGTGTTGCTGGCCCTGCTTCTATTGCAAGCAAGTTACCTACTGCGGCTCAAGAGTTCTTTACTAAGAGTTTAGGTACACAAGGCGCTGCGGCTACTGCGGGTGCATTGGCCTCTGGTGCGGCTCGTGAAAGCGATGTTGGCCCTGTTGGTCAAACACTAGGCGCTTTAATGGGTTCTATTGGTGCGGGTGGTGCAGTAGGCGCTGCTCCTATCCTTGCAAGAACAACCAAAGAAGTTGTGCGTCCATTTACCCAAGCAGGTCGTGAAGTTATCACAGGCAATGTCTTGCGTAACTTGGCAACAGACGCTGAACAAGCAATTAAAGCGGGTGAGACTTATACGCCTAAGATTGGTGGATATACGCCTACTACAGCCCAAGCAACTCGTGATCTTGGTTTGATTAACGCTGAGACTGCAATCAAAGGTTTGGATGTAACTGGTGGTCGTTTTGCTACACAAGCCATGGAAGCTAATCAGGCTCAAATGGCTATCCTTAATCGTTTGGCAAAAGACGAGGATGTACTTAAATCTGCTTTAAAGAAGCGTGATGAAGTAACTTCACCATTGAGAGAGGAAGCATTTGCCAACTCTACTGTTGACCCAGATACATTCCAGTCTGCTATTGCCTTGACAGTTAACAAGACGATTGATGACATTCTTGCTTCACCAGTAGGAAAGCGTCAGACTGTTATTTCAGTATTGCAAGATGCAAAAGACGATGTAGCTCGTGCGGCAAGCCCTGCTGAACTGTATGAGATTCGCAAAGACTTGAGAGCAAAGGCACAAGGCTTGTTAGACAAGTCTGAGAGTGGTGGCCCTACCTCTGGTGCTTATAGAGCCGCTAAACCTCAACTAGAGTCTGTGATTCGTGCTGTTGACGATGCTATCGAAGCAGGTGCTACTGGCTACAAAGACTACTTGGCTAAGTATGCTGCTTCTAGCAAAGGCATTGAGCGTCTTGAGGCGGCTCAACAGTTTAAAGGCAAGGTTCTTTCTACTACACCAGACCCATCAAGGGTTAATGATTATCTAATCTCTCAACCTGCGTTTACTCGTGCTATTCGTGCGGCTGAAAAAGACACTAACTTGTCTAGCACTCAGTTAGCAGTTTTGAAGCGTGTTGCTGAAGACTTAGATAGCGGTGTATTACCAAGAGCAACTAAGCCAATGGGTTCAGACACATTTAAAAACATGAGTACCGCTAACGTGATTGGTGGAATGATTGGTAAGCAAATGTTTGGTGATGTTCCTCCTGTTTTACAGAAGGTATCTGCACCGATGAACTGGTTATATAACGGCACAGACGATGCCATCCGTGAGTTGTTGGTCAATGCTATGCTAGACCCTAAACTTGCGTCTTCATTGATGAAAAAAGCATCAGTAATGACTGTAGAGCCTCTTAACAGAGAATTGCAACGAAAGGCACTAGCTTTAGGTTATGGTGCTGCATTTGGTTTAACGGAGTAAAACATGGCAAAGACAAAAATCTCAGAATTTAACGCAAACCCTGCGCTAAACACAGACATTGACTCGATCAATATTGCGGAGGGTTGTGCGCCCTCTGGCATCAACGATGCTATCCGTGAGCTAATGGCTCAACTGAAAGACTTTCAGACTGGTGCTGTTGGTGACTCGTTTAACGGGCCTATTGGTACATCTACAGCTGCGGCAGGTGCGTTTACTACTCTAAGTGCTACTGGTTCTATTACATCTACCTTGGCTACAGGAACAGCGCCTTTGGTGATTGCATCGACTACTAAAGTTGCCAACCTTAACGTTGACTTGTTGGATGGTTCTGATTGGGCATCTCCTGCTGCATTGGGTTCTACGACTCCTGCGGCTGTCTCTGCTACCACTCTATCGGCTTCTGCTGCTGTAACCCTCTCTGGAGGCACAGCAAACGGAGTTACTTACCTGAACGGCTCAAAGGTTCTGACAAGTGGCTCTGCGCTTACTTTTGATGGGAGTGCATTACTTACAACAGGTCGCATTGATATTCAAAATGCTAATGCTTTACAACGATTTTTGAATGGTTCTGGAACTCGTACAGGATACTTTCAAGTTCGCTCAGACGCTTTTGAAATTTGGAGTGACCAATCGGCAATTCCAATGGTTTTTGGTGTTTCTAACGCTGAAGGTATGCGCCTAACCTCCACAGGTCTGGGTATTGGGACGAGTTCGCCTGCCAAGCAGTTAGACCTTGCGGCTAACAACACAGGTATCACAACTGGTGACCCTCTCAATACACTGCGCTTCACCGATACAGACACCACATCAGCGGCTGGTCAGCCTATGGGTCGTATTGAGTGGTATTCGTCTGATGCTGATACCGCTGGTGTTAAAGCATACATCCAAACGCAATCAACAGATGGTTCTCCAGATGCTGATATGGTTTTTGCAACCAACCATGTTTCTGGTGGCGGTACGGCAGAAAAAATGCGTATTCAATATGACGGCAACGTGGGTATTGGGACGAGTTCGCCTATTAGCAAATTGACAGTTTTGGGTGCGGGAACTATCAATGCGCCTGAAACTACAACAACAGGCGGTAGCATCCAAACAGCAAGTTATGGAATTACCACAAGAACAGGTAATTTAGAACTTGGAGCAACTGATTCATTGGCGGCAAACATTGGTGGGTCTTTGTCTTTTTCAGCAAGATATACAGGCACTAACGCTACTTGGGTTACAGGAAAAATTGGTGCATACAGAGAGACAGCAACAAGTGGCGTGGCTTCTTCTTACCTTGCTTTTGCGACCACAACAGGCGCAGGAGACTTGACAGAACGAGCCAGAATTGACTCGTCAGGCAATTTGCTTGTGGGGACTACGAGTAATATTTTGTCTTCTCGTCTTGATGTTTACACAAGTACGCTAGGCACAAATGCAGCATTTCGCATGGATAGAAATGCAAACGTAGATAACGTGGCGTTCTATCATCAATACGCACAAAGCACAAATTCGGCTGCTCAATGTCGTTTTTATAACTCGTCTTTTGTTAGTGTTGGGACTATTACATCTTCAGGTTCTGCGACCGCATACAACACATCCTCCGATTACCGCCTGAAAGAAGACATCCAGCCAATGACTGGTGCGCTGGCTAAGGTCGCTGCGCTTAAGCCCTGCACCTACAAGTGGAAAGTGGACGGCTCTGATGGTCAAGGCTTTATCGCGCATGAGCTTGCTGAAGTTGTGCCGGATGCTGTAGTCGGCGACAAAGACGCTGTGGATGCTGAAGGCAAACCCGTCTACCAAGGCATCGACACCAGCTTCTTGGTTGCCACCCTCACAGCGGCTTTACAAGAGCAACAAGCAATTATTGAATCACTCAAGGCACGACTTGATGCCGCTAATCTTTGAAAGGTAAATTATGACTACGACAACTTGGACAATCTCCACCCTTGACCGCGAAGTCTCTAATGGCTTTGTAACTACAGCTCATTGGCAAGCTACAGCAGTAGATGGAGACTACACAGCCTCTATCTATGCAACCTGTGGATGGCCTGAAGGTACTCCAACAGTTCCATATGATTCATTAACTGAGGCTACAGTATTGAATTGGGTGTGGGAGAGTGTTGATAAAGCCGCTACTGAGTCTGCCTTGGCTGCTCAGATTGCTTTGCAGAAGAATCCTGTAGTTGCTTCTGGCACACCTTGGTAAAACGAGAAGCCATCACTCGATCTTGATGGCACATTAAAGGAAAATCATGGGCGAGAAAAAAACAAACCCTGTGACAATTGACGGAGTTGAGTACATTGTTGAAGACATGACACCTGAGCAACAAACCTTGCTCAACCATGTCATTGACTTGGAACGGAAACTTAACTCTGCTAAATTCAATACAGATCAGCTTCAGGTAGGTAGAGACGCTTTCTTTAACCTACTGAAAACATCATTAGAGAAACCAGAGGAATAAAATGGAACAGCACACCGCAGAAGCCGCATCAGCAATAGCTGGTAAAGCATCATCAGTAGCCACTTATGGTGGCGCAACAAGTGCTATCTTTTTTGGTTTAACAGCCAATGAGTTTGGTGCGCTTTGCGGTGTTGCAATCGGTTTTATTGGTCTAGTGGCGAATATCTGGTTTAAGTATCAACATCTACAAGTTGCCAAAAAAGAGGCAGGATTGAAATGAGTTGGGTGCTTGTACTGGCGTTAAAAGCTGAGTACAAGTGTGTAAAGTGGACATGGACAGGTGATGTTTACAACCGCAAAGTTGTTTGCCTAGAGTGGAAGAAGAAATGATACCCTTAGACCCAATCTCAGCACTTAATGGCCTTCAGAACGCCATTAACATGGTCAAGAAGGCTAGTAAAGTAGCCAATGACATTTCGGGCCTAGCCCCGATGATTGGCAAGATGTTCGATGCCAAGTCTTCCGCTACTAGGGCTTTAATCGAGGCTAAGAAGGGTGGTAATAAAGGCTCTAACATGGGTCAAGCTCTACAGATCGAAATGGCCTTAGAGCAAGCCAGAGCGTTTGAAGAAGAACTCAAGATGCTCTTTATGCAGACAGGCAAGATTGATGTCTGGAATAAGATCAAAGAGCGTCAAGCACAAATGGACTTAGAAGACGCAAAAGAGATGCGTAAGTTGCTTGACCAAGAGAAGAAACAAAAAGAAGCCGAGGAAGAACAAATGACTTACCTGATTGCAGGTTTAGCAATTGTTGGTGTTCTAGTGGCTGTCTTTATTGGTGTCAATGAAATCTCTGAGATGTGCGCTAAAGCAAAGTGCGGTAGATGAATGAGTACCAGAAACAATTTAATTTATTTTGCAAAATCTTGTGCTATGGATGGGCTGCACATTGGTTTCTTGGATTCTTAAGATTCCTACCTGATGACTTATCAAACAGAATCGTGGCACTTTTATTGGGAAAGATTGGGTTATGAAAATCAACACTTACCAACAAAATGCACAAATGTTATGGAACGCTCACAGAGTAATCCACCAACAGAATATGCAAAGACTTGCAGAATTGAACAGACAATCAGAGAGTCAACAAAAAGTCCAAGAGATAAAGAACTACTGGATTAAATCTAGTCAAGTGGATGTAATGGTATGAGATATTTACTTTTGTTATTGTTGCTAACTGGATGCGAAGACAGATACCGCTACAAGTGCCAGAATCCTGATTATTTCCATGCAGAGGAATGTCAGAAGCCAAAATGCCAATTTACTCAGCAATGTCCAGAATATCTGGTAGCACCAATCTTGGAGAAAAAAGTTAATGATGTCCAGCCAACACCAGAAAAATGAGTCATTGACAGCAGAAGCCATTGAAGTCCGAGTGTGGGGATTTGTGGTTATTGTGGTGACTTTGATTCTGTGCTTTATTGTGATTGCACTTTTGTACTCTGTGACCTTTGTGACACAGCCAATCAAGAGCATGGCCCCGATAGATCAAGCCTACACCAAGATGCTAAACGACATTGTTCTACTGATCGTAGGTGGTATCGGTGGCGTTATGTCTAAAAGAGCTGTTGGTGCGGCTTCTAAAGCTCTAGGAGCGCCTACTCCTCCGACACAGCCAATGTGTCAACCGATGGCTTATCAAGGCTCGCAGGGTGGTTTTAATGCGTCCTATGCACCTCCACAATCTGCTTATGGATTACCTAGTCAACCATTTGGCGCAATGCCTGTTTGGAAGAATCCAGAACTAGATGAATCGTGGACTCCACCACCTCCTCCGACTACGCCTCCAGATTTGCTAGAGGACGATGAAGAACGAGAGCAATTAGCACAAGCTAGAAAAGAGGTTGACTGATGTTACCCATTCCTCTCCCTTGGTTAATCGTTGGTGTTCTCATATCCTTGTTTGGTACTTACAAGGTAGGACACCACTATGGATGGCTAGAGCGTGATAACGATATGAAAATAGCCATTGCCAAGAAGAATGATGAGGCTCGTCAGATAGAGCAAAACATGAGTGAGAAGATAAACCAACAATCTGCAAAATTACAGGAGGCTAACAATGCTATCAACAAAAAAACTACTGCTCTTGCTGTTGCCAATCGTGCTGGCAAGTTGCGCCTCTGCCCCACAAGTAACGTACAAGCCACCCCAATTGCCCCCACTACCCCCACAAATACAGAAACAACCAGTCAACCTGACAGACCGACTGACACAGCTTCTGATGCCGAAAGAGCAACAATCGAAGCCATCGCAGAAATAGTGGCACAAGGTGATAAGAACACGGCTGCACTCAATGCGTGTATTGAGTCTTATGAAAATGTTAGGAATCTGCTAAATGACAGTCAACGCTGAAATACTAAAGAAACTTCACATTGGTGAACAATGGGTAGAGCCATTGAATGAAACATTCGAGAGATTCGGAATTGTTACTCCTGCTCAACAAGCATCATTTATTGGTCAATGTGGACATGAGTGCGGTAACTTTAAAGTTCTTGAGGAGAACTTGAACTATCGTGCTGAGACACTAATGAAGCTGTGGGCTAAAAGATTTCCAACTCTTGAGATTGCAAACCAATATGCAAAGAATCCAAAGAAGATCGCCAATATGGTTTATTCCAGTCGCATGGGTAATCGTGACGAGGCTTCTGGCGATGGTTATCGTTTTAGGGGTCGTGGTTGCATTCAGTTAACAGGTCATGCTAACTACTTTCACGCTGGCAAGGCTTGCGGTGAGGATTTTGTGATGAATCCTGATCTAGTGGCTACGCCTAAGTATGCTGCTATGACTGCGGGATTTTTCTGGTCAACCCATAAGCTAAACAACTTTGCAGATGTTGAAGACTATAAAGGCATGACCAAAAAAATCAACGGAGGTTTCATTGGGCTAGAAGACAGGGTAAAACACATCCGCCATGCGCTGAGTGTTCTTACTGCTTGATAAACAATCCTTCAGAGTTCAGATAGCCTTTGCGGTCTTTAATCTCCTCGTAAGCGCCTTTAAAGCACTCTACAAGGTCAAGATCAGCACAGGCACAACCCATTACAAGGGTCACAAGAATATCGCCATAAGCGTCTGCCATTTCAGCCCTGTCGCCTTTGGCAATGGCTGTGAATAGTTCTTGTAATTCCTCACGAGTTTTAACTGCTTGGGCATAGGGTGTGCTGTTCTGGACAATCTGTCGAGCCTCTCCCCATTGGATAACTTTCATCTCAGTATTAGCGTACGACATTGATTGCTTTCATAACTCGTTGATAACGTCCTGATTTGCCTTTTCTTTTTTCGCCAGTATCCTCAATAAAACCTTTGCGAATAAGTGGTGCAAATCTAGGTGTGATGCTTCTGCTGTGGATATTGGGAAGGTCTTTTTCAAGATCGTCTGAAATACAACCATTGGGATATTTAGCTATTGCTTCATAAACCAATTCTTCTGTTTTAGTTGTATTAACAGTAACCGCTGCCTCATAACTTGTTATAGGGTCTGTGGCTCTTACCAAGAATTTTGGCTCAGTTCCAAAAATCTTATTAAACAAACTTTTAATCATTACTTTCTCCTTAAAGCGGGGTACTAACGTTCGTCCGACATTGCTGTCCGTTTTCCCCCTATTAACTTAAACGCAAGTTGTTGTGCAACTGCGGAATTGACCTTCTCCGTAGCAACAAGTTGTGCAAGTGGTAATTTTTCCGTTAATCATATATGTGTGAGTTGTGCATGAAGCCCAAACCATTGTTGTCAAAAGTGACAAGTAAACACCGATTACAAATTTTTTCATGTTAGTCCTTAAAATGGCATTGAATCATCGAATTCTTCTTGCTTAACCTTTTTCTTAGGTTGCAAAGAAGCGTCTGCGTTCTTGTTCTTGACAGACAAAGACATAAATTTGTTTCCGTCCTTGCTGACCTTAATCCAAGCAGATAGCCAGTAGTCTGTACCATCTACATTTATCGAGCCTTTGTAGTCGGGAAACTTTGCATCGTCCTTGCGGTCGTTCTTAAAAAGGCTACCTCGATTGGTATTGTCGTATTCCATTTAAATTTCCTTTGCTTTCTTAATGGCGCTTCTTACATTGCTTGGCATCAGAGTCCACAGAGCTACCTTCTGGTCAGCTTCTAAGTTCTCTTTCTCCAATCTAACCCAAGCAGCCTTTGGGTCTTTCTCACATATAGCAATCAATTCAACTGCTAATTCATCGAGATACCTAAGTTCTTCAATAGGTAACTCATCTCGTATTCCTTGCGCTGGTGCAATAACTGGTGCTTTCTTTTCTTCTTTAAGTGGAGCAGAGGAGTCCAGAGCATCATGCTCAACAATCTCCATTGCTGTAACCCAAAGATAGCGTCTGGTGTAAGTCTCAACAGCACCAAGATTCTGGATAGGATGACAGCCCTTTAGGTTAGCGTCAGCCATTGGGCTAGTGATGACAATGTTAGTGCCATCGTCAACATCGGTAATTGTAAGACTGGCTATCTCAGCGTCATACGACACTACACCGCACAAGCCAATCTCGTTAAAGATTGCATTGATCGTGGGGATAAAGTCACCAAGCTCAAAGTATGAATAACCTGCAAACTTATTGTGGCCTGATTTCTTGAGAGGTGCGTTTTGCAACAAAATTCGTGCTTGCATTAACTTCTTATGTACCATTTCATTCTTCCTTATTGAATTCTTGAGACTTGCTTTGCCAACAACCATTTATCGCCAAGTTTGAGAACTGATCTAACCCACTTGCGCTGATTGTGTTGGTTGACTTCTGTAGGGACTAGCTTGTTGTTATAAAGCTGTCGTGCTTTGCGTCTGAGTTGTTCTGTTTGCATCAGCCTCTCCATGCCAACATTACGCCCCAACCGCCAAAGATGACGATTGCTAACAGGCACTCAATTAGAGTTTGAATAATCTTACTTTTCATTTGGTTCTCCTTAAAGACCCTTGCGATCTGCTTGGGCTGAGATGGAGTATATCAAAGTTTACGAACACAACAAGATATTTTTATAAGGACAAACCCTTAGGTAAACACTTTGTTGACTTTGCTATACTATTGGGATGGACATTAAAAAAGCTATCACACTTGCTGGCTCACAGAGTGAGCTTGCTAGAATCTTTGGCATTACAAGGGCGGCTGTCAACCATTGGAAGACAATCCCGCCTTTACGCCTATACCAACTAAAAGAACTCAGACCAGAATGGTTTAAATGACACAAGCAAAAGTAATTAAAGCCCTCCAGAACGGCCCACTAACCTCACATGAGGTAGCTAACCTAACTGGTATGCCACAGGCTACAGTCCTGTCAACAGCCAAGAAGCTACGCAACAAAGGTGATCTAACGACTGAGATTGTCAAAGTCGGTAAGCATTGGGTTGCT